GTGAATACCTGTTCCATAGCGCGGCGCGTGGAAGGCTTCGTCAAAATGCCGTTCACTTTTGCGACAGTGGTATTGAAATTCTCTGCGGTCGCTGCACCGACATCATTTGATCCCGGTACTTCAGATGTCTTGGATCGAACGCGTGAGGTAACGCTTTCTTTGATGGAATTGCGGAGACCTTCCATTGCCTGCCCGGACTTGTCTGCCTTGGCGGCTGTGACGAGTTCACTTGCACGGTTGCCTGCACGATCGGCGTACAGCCAAGAGTTCACGTCTGCGACAGCGCCTTCAGCTCCACCCTTGGAGTAAAGCGCCGGGTTGCTTTTGGTGGCGGTGGTCTGTGCTAGTTTAAGCTCATCCTGCTTGGCGAGGAGTTCTGCGGCCATTGCATCTTTTGACTGCGCCTTGCCGCCGATGCGATTAGCCATCTTACCAATCTCGTTTTCGACTTCAGGGAATTGCTCAATGATGGATTTGTTCTTCGCAGCCCAAGCGCGGATTTGGGTTCCGTTGGGATTTGCCCCAAGCGAGGATGCCATCTTTGAGATGGCCCAATCGCGGATTGAAGCTGCGTCTGCGGCGGGAAGTTCGCCCGACTGACCCGCAAGCGCAGATTTCAAGCGGCCCGCTTCGGCTTGCGACCCCATGTAAGCGTCGAGAGTTTTACCAGCTTCAACTGCGTCCCCGCCACCAGCTCCACGTTGATTCAATACGCGGGAAGAAGCCCCCTGCTTAAATCGTGGAACAAATTGCTCGCGATAAAAAGTACGCGCTTCCTGAAGCGGCTTTGACACGGCTTCAACAGAACCGATGTCTTTATCGAGCGCATCACGAAGCTGTCCGAGCTGCTTTGCGGCGGGCGAGTTCTTCGGCTGACTCTGTGCCGCTGCAAACAAATCCTCAAGGTTGCGCTGCGCTTTAATTGCAGGCGCTTTTCCGTCTGCGGTGACTTCAAGAAACTTTGCAATTTCTTCAGGTACGCCGCCGACAGTACCCTTACCTTCGTTGACGAGCTGCTGCGCCATTTTACGGGCGTTGGTCAGCGGCACTTCGATGGTTTTGGGCACAGCGTTGTACAGCTCCGAAGACATCTCGCGGAAATCATTGAACTGCGTGTCCAGCGAACGGCGAATGTCTGAAGATGCCTGCGTGCGAACGGTGTCTGTCGCGTTAGCTGCAATCGCAGCCTGCTCGGCTGCGAGTTCGGCGGCTGCTTTCTCTGCGGATAGTGCTGCGGCATCGACGACCTGTTGTGCAGACAAAACTTTCTGGTTGAGCTGACCGCCCATGAAGTTCTGAGCGACTTCAGGAGAAACGTCTGTCTGTTTAAGAGCAGAGTTGACGCCCCCGGTAATCGCTTGAGAATTGTCGATGTGTCGGCTGAGAAGCGTCTTACCCTCTTTGCCGCGAGCATCGCCACTATTGGAAAGGCGTTTCTCGACAGAGATAAGGTTTGGGTTGCCCGAAAGCGTACCAGTCGTCGGGAGATACCCGTTTGCGGTAAGCGCATCTGCATCGTTCAACGCTTGAATCGCGGCATCTCTTTCAACAGTCGTACCTGCTGCTTCCTGCAATCGTTTTGCAACGGCATTGTTGGCGTATGCGTCTGCGGCGGCTGTACGCCCGCCAGTCAAAAAAGCTCCGAGGTTTTCCGGCCCGACAAAGTTTGCGGCCCTTCGCGCTACGTTTGCTGTGCCCACTGCGGCCATCGGCAGACCGAGCCCTGCAACGAACTGAAGTGCAGGATTATCTGGGGCTCCTTCGCGGGCTGCCCCGTAACCAAGACCGCCAATTCCAGACAGAGCTGCCTGCTGCACCGGGTTCTCTGCAATCGTGCGACCGACACTCTGTGTCACTGCATTCTTGGAACCCTGTAAAAATGAACCGAGTCCGCCGACGCCCTCGTTGACGAGGTTAACACCAGCTTGAGTTGCTTTCGTGGCGACTCTAGGTAGCCCAGTAATTCCAACCGAGTCGGCGATCGCCTGATTGACTGCGTCTGTGGTTCTCTCCAACGCGTTCTCAGGTTTCGGGAGAAAGGTGTCGAGTAGGTTGTTGATCGCCTGCGTCGGGGGAGTCGCGGCGGGCCAAGACTGAGGCTTGGCGTAATTGTAAAGACCGACAGCGGGATCGCCGACAAGTTTGGTCAAACCATATGTGGTTGCGCCCGCAGCGGCTCCGGGGAGCCCGCCACCAAGCAAAGCCCCGCCTGCGGTGAAAGCAGCCAACGGCCCGTAAGAGCGTGCCGCCAGACCGATCCCACGCCCAAGCTGGTCTACCGCAGACCGTTGTGGCTTCGGCGCGTAACCCTGCCCCTCTGCGTTATTGGCGAAGGTGATCCCGGGAGCGGGTGAAGGGGTGCCTGCGGCTTTCCGCTCCAACTCTTCGAGTCTGCGGAGTTCTTCAAGTTCAGCGCGATCGCTCATTATCTTTTGTGTTTGGCCCTGAGTGCAGCAAGCTCGGCCTGCTCATCCGGGGTAAGGTCTGTAGAAGGGGTTCCACTTACAGCGTTAGCCAGCGGCGAGCTGTTTGGCGATCCTAAAGCGGTGCCGGGATTGTTTAATTTCTCCTGATACCAGTCAAAAATGCCGATGTTGGGCTTCAAGGTGACGCCGCCGTCTGGGAGTTCGACCACAGACCGACTACGGGGGTCGAGTTCGTATTCGGCTTGAATGCGCTCTGCCTGTGCGAGTGAACCGCCTTGGCTCATAAAACGCTGAACAAAGCTCTCTGTTTCCTGCGTCTTCTTGGCGGCGGCTTTCCCCAGAGCTGCAATCGCTTGGTTGGCCTCACGCGAATTGCTCAAGTTAGGAACGCGGGATTGGAAAAGCTGCTGTTCGTAGTTGGAGACCGCACCGGGCTCTGTTCGCGAAGCGGCGGCGGCAACCTTGGAAAGCTGATTAAACTGTTGGGCGTTAGGGTTGAGGATGTTGATCGCCCCCAGCGCACTACCCAAAGGCCCTTGATAGGGGGCGTTGTTGCCCGAAATCAACGCCTGCATCGCGTCAAGCGATTGGGTGAGTTGGGCGGCTTTTTGCGCGGGGTTGTCTTTCAGGTGAGCGGCGATCGCAGACCGTTCGGCCACGGGGTCGATTGCGGGTGCTGGCGCGTAAGGGTTAGCTCCCGAAACTGCCGGGGTTTTAGCCGTTGGAACCGTGGTCACATTGCCAACGGTTGCGGGGCCAGCCTGCCCTTGCGGCGTCGGGGGCGGCTTACGCCAGTCGCCCGGTGCCCAGAAAATATGCTCCCCGGGATCGCCTTTCTGCGGATTCATACGACCGAGATTGGCAATCATGTCGCCCATCTGCTTTGAGTTGGAGTCGTTGCTTGCGATAGCCACTTGTTGAATGGCTTGGCCGATTGCAGGGGTTACGCCGTATGCCGAAACAAGAGTCGTGCCCAACCCGTCCTGCGCTTTTTGCCCGCGAACAATTCCCTGTGTTTCAGCCTCGTATTTGCCCCTGAGTGCGCTCTGGGCACCAGCAGCGGAGTTGTAATTATTGACTTGTGCCGCAGTCTGTTGAGTCTCAAGCCCCAGTTTGCCCTGCTGATAGGCGATCGAAGACTCGATTTCGGCCTTTTTGGCGCGGAGCAATTCCGCATTGGCGAAAGCCTGCGGGTTGTTGAGCGCCTGAACAACGCTACCAAGGCCCTCTGCCCAGTTCTGAGCGTTGACCTGATTCATGTAGTTGGGGACGATTGGCATAATTATTTAATTGCCCCTGCTTTGGGGGTGAACATATGGGAAAGACCGAGTTGCGGGGTAAAGCTAAAACCGTAAGGCGCTTTAGAAGCGGCCCCGCCGATGCCTCCCATAAGGCCAGAAGTTCCGAGGTTCATCCCTAGGCTTCCGAGGCCGTTGAACATTGCCGCCTGTGTAGCCGCGTCGTCACCAGCGCGAGCGGCGTTCATCTGGTTAAGTTGGCTGTTCTCAGCGTTACCAGCAAGCTCATTGGCAAGGACGCTCGTGCTACCCTGCATAAAGTTACCAAGCAGCCCTTGGTTCTGAAGCTGGCGGGCGTTGGAGACCGTCGTTGCGCGCTGGCTGTTACCGAAAGCGTCGAGTGCGGCTTTGCTACCCGCCTGCTGGCGAAGGTAGTTACCGACGTTCCCGAACATCTGCTTGTAAGTGTCGGCTACGACTCTGGGGGTACTGTCTGTGGCGGTTGCCTGTTGCAGCCCGGGGATGCCGGACACGTCTGCGGCAGTGTCGGCAGACGAAGAATACTGCCCAGCCAGAGCTTCACGAGCTGCCGCTTCCTGCGCGTTCTGTGAGTCAACGGAGTTGTACTTTTGGCTTTCATTGAGGAGAGCGGCAGACTGATCCTGATAGCCCTGCTGGCGGGCGCGTTCCTGCTCGCGAAGCTGAAGGGCGCGCTGATTGGCGCGGAGCTGTTCGGCGGCTTGGGCGTTCTGAACCGCGTTGTAGGCGTCCTGCTGGCGCTTCTGCCCGTACATGGATGCTCCCGCGCCTGCGGCGGTCAAAGCGGCTGAAGCTGCAAGGAGAGGTGTGCACATGGCTTACTTGATGGTTCGAGGTTGAGAAGTGGCGCTGTCCAACTGAGACCCGGGGACGTTTGCCTGCGCTCTTGGCGCAAATGGCTGGGCGGGTTGGAAAGCGGTGAATTGAACAGGAGCGGGCTGGAATGTCTGCGGCTGATACTGCTGAACGGGCTGCTGGGAAGGTTGCGCGGTCTTCTGCATGGCAAACGCAGGGCCAATTCCAAGCGAACCAGCGTTGTCCAGTAGATCCCGGTTGCCACCACCAAGCATCGGGCGAACAGCTTCAGACAGCCCCAGTGTGGCTACTCCGTTCACGACTCTTCCGACTTGTGGTGAGCACATATCAGTTAGTACCTACGATCTTTTGTGAGCTTCCGCCTGAACCGTTCTTGAACACCTGACCGAGCAGACCGCCGTTGTTACCGTAGGCAAAGTTCTGGATGCCGTTAGCGGCGGCACCCGCAAAGGTGTTGAAGAGTCCGGCCAGCGGGGAGTACCCGCCTTGAGGCTGTATCATCTGAAGCGAGCCGACAGCGTTAGTGGCGGCAGACGCAGACGCCTGCGGATTGGCCGTAGCAGTTGCCTGATTGATGAGGTTGTTTCGCTGTGTTTCAACCTGCGAGCGAGCCTGCTGCTCGTAAGCGTTTGCGCCACTCTGAATCGACTGCTTCTGGTTGCCGTATTCGCGAGCAAGATCGCTGTAGACTTTAGCCCCCGCAGAGCTGTCTGTGAGTCCCTGACGTGCAAGCTGGAAAAGCGTGTTCTGCTTGGCTTCGCCGTACTGCTGTTCAACCTGCGGATCGTAGTAGTTCAGATAATCGGTTTTCTTTTTACCGAACCAATCGTCGTTGAACTGCGAGAAAGTATTGTTGATCCCAGCAATGGCTTGCTGAATGCGAGCTTGGCGCGCAGCTTCTTCCGCACGCTGTTGCGCGGCCATTCGTTCATTGGCCTGCTGTGCGGCTAGGTTAGATGCCGCCATTGCGTTATTTCCGCCGCCTCCGCCTCCGAAGCACATAATTTTATTTCTCTGGGTTGGGGTTAGTCCAAGCGTACAAGTGGAACAATTCGTTGCCCCTCCCGTACTGTGGTATCGAAGATTCTCTTGTCATTCCAAGAAATTCAAGCCATTTCTGCGCGTCTGTGTGACCGTCCATAGAACGGCATTCGATCCTGTGACCTACACTCTGTAGGACTGGTTTCATTCTACGCGCTGCAAATTTCGTCAGGCTGTACTTGATCTTGTCAAACTCATCCGTTGCAAACATCCACACAGACCAGACGCCGGGATGTAACGGGATAGCTCCAATCGCGCAGACGGGTCTGTCGTTATGCGAAGCTATCCACCCAAATTCATAACTCATCATCGCGTCGCGTACAAGATCGTGCGGGCAATCCGTCCAGCGCGTCGCGTAAATCTCTTTCTTGTCCCATTCCCTCATGTTCTCTGCGACCGTGTAAAGGTCGTTCGGGTTGAGTCGAGTGAGTTCCATTAACCTGCGTCGTTGATCTCGAAGTGACTTGCGAAATTACCGATCTTCGCAGCGCCAGAGTAAGTCGGATTAGTCACGATGCGGACGCCGATGTGCGTACCCATCCCAGCCGCTTGCAGCCTCGCAAGATCAAACGTGGATTGATTGACCGTAGCAACAAGATCCCGCGCTTCTGGAACCGTTGTGTCGCAGCCGACAAACACATCCCACATCCCTTCACAAGTCAGGTCGATACCCTGAAGTGTTTTTGTGTGAGCGGGTTTCCCTGCGTCCAAGTACGGAAGTACAACTTCAACTTGGCTATTGTCGTACTCGTTCCCGGTTACACCCCCGTAGAGATACACCGTATCCCCACTGCGAGCGTAGATGCGGCTGTTCGCGTAGGAGAAATGCGTGATCGTAAAACCGGGCTCGTAAGTACTCCATGCAGCGATGCCCGCAGACGGGAAGAACGAGTAGACATAAACCTTCGGCCCAACCGCAAGCCAGTACCGCCCGTCTTTAGGTTCGATGATCCCAAACGCAGCGTTGCGTGTTGTCTCGGGGAGGCTCAACAAGTCTGCCGAAATCAAAGTGTCAATGTTCGTGCCGACATCCGACACGGCTGCCGCGTTGGATGCGTCACGAGCGCGGAGTGAACGAACACCACTGTCGGAGAGAAAGAATACGTCGATGTCGCCGAAATTGGTGACGGAACGCGGTGCAAACGTACCGATGTTTTTGAGCGTCTGCGAAGAGACATTCTTTGTCGGGTCTGCGTCCATCGTCCAAATCTGCACAGCGCGACGGGAGAAGATCGCCATTTTACCCTGATAGATACCGACCGCCTGAAGGTCTTCAAAACCGCTGTCTTGGTTTGACAGGTTGATGAATCCGGCCCCGTTAGTCGTGCCACCAAATTTTGTAGGGTCTCCGATCTCGGAGAAATAGAGAAGGCTTCGAGTTGTCGAATAGAGTTTGTTTGCGAAGGTTCGTGCGGTCGTGCCCACGCCGGACGCTGACGACGACAGCCTGAATGTGTTGCTGTAGAACGCCGAAGGAATCGAAAGCGTTACGGTGAACACGTCGTTCAATTCAAACGTACCGCCGATCGTTGCGGTTGTGATCTGAGGCTTTGCAGACACGCCGCCAGAGAAAGCGGTGAACGTGTCCAACGTAACTCCCGTACCCGTAACGACAGACGAGATGTTGTACCCGTTTGCGATTACGCCTGTTCCGCTAGGTGCAGTAACGGTGACTGTGCTGCCCGTAACTGTTGCAGTGTACCCAGACGTTCCTGCATTGATCGCCACGGCCAAAGCAGTAGCGAGACCGTCTGTGCTGGCTAACCCAGTCACGGAAACAGGAAGCAGGTTCACTCCGTTCACGGAAACAGACGCAACGACTCCCGTTGTCGCGGAGGCGGCGACTCTGAATGTTCCCGTAGCTTTGGTTTCCGGCGATGCTGTCTGCGTAACCGCAAAAGTGATTGCTTGGTCGTTGTTGGAGCCACCGTTCGTAGCAGTCCCGCTTGTAGTGAAGGGCTGGTTGTTGTTGACCGCCGTTATGGTGATTACCGGGCCGCTTGAAATAGCAATGAAGGGAGCTTCGGAATCAATCTGAGCCGCAAGCGCAGCGGCAACGGCAGAGTTGTCGCCAACACTGGTAGAAACTGTGTCCCAAGTGGTTACGCGAACCCCGTTGAAGAAATGGTGAACGGAGCCGTCTGCGTATTGCGCGATAGCATAAATCTTTCCGTTGAACGTCTCGCTGAAAAGCAACTCCGTCATTGTCTGCCCGGAAGGATGTTGCAGACGTTGGTAGTTCAGGTTTGCAGGGAAAGAGGCTGGCTGTGCTGCGGAGCCAAAAACAAAAAGTGACCCGCCTGCGGATTGGAGTCCGAAAGTGCCGGAAGGGAGATTTGCGTAATTCGCAAATGCAAGACGCTTTTCGATTTCACCGCCACGGGTGATGTGAGCGTTCTTGCACTTTTGCAACGTCCCTGCTTTGGAAGTCAGGAACATTCTGCGGGTGTCGAGACCACCCTTGAAGTCTTCGACGAGAAGATACATGAGCTTAAATCGGGTTGACGCGAATTACCCAGTCGCCGCGATCATCGCGAGGCAATCCGTTCCCCATGATGAACATATCTTTCTTCATCGTGTTCGCTCGGAGGTTGCGATAGTGCGACTGTGCAAGTTGAAGTTTGCCTTGTGCGTCTGCGGCTTTGAGACGTGCGAGGATTTCGGCTGCCGAAAATAGGACGATCAAGATGTCGTCGAGGTCAGCTTTATCGCTGTTCGCCAACAGGGGGGATAATTTCTTGATCGCCCTAAAACGGAGTGTCTGGGTTGTCTGTCCAGACGGTACGGGCCACACCTCGTACTGGTTCCCCTCGTAATGACGCCAGAGCTGCACGGGATCGGATTTGCCGCCAGTCTCGGGATTTGATGCCGAATAGATTGTCGGATTAAACCCGTATCCCACAGGCTCAAACGCATTGGAGTATTTCACCCATGCGCCGATGATCCTGTTGTAGTCGAGGTCGTTATTGAACGAGTAGTACCGCTGACCAGCGTAAAGCTGTTCGTCGCGGTCAACCACAAGATGAGGCCAGTTAAACTCATTCCACAGACGCTCCTGATTTCTCCGAAGCGTCTGTTGGAGTGAGGGTAAGTTGTTCACTCCCTGACCCACGTTCGTTGAAGCACCGATTTCGGCGCGAAGCTGGTCAACGAGAGTGGAAAGGGTAGTGCCAACGGCCATAATTATTCTTCAGAGGATGCCGCAGCGGGGCGTCCACGGCGAGCCTTTTCTTCCTCGACGGGCTCAGAGCCGTTTATGTCGAGGCCGATATCTTTGAAAGTGACGGGCAGCGGGGACAGACCGGGGAACAGGGCCTTGATGACAGGCTCGTCCTTGTGGTCTTTGGCGGCTCCGTATTCGAGGGTCAGGCGTTCACGCTCTTCGGCATGAGGGCGCTTGTCCATGAAAGTAGGATTGATGTCGCGAACCGAACCCTCGCCATGAATGGCGTTAAGGACGGCGATTTCAGCGACGGTAACGTCGGGCTTGAAGACAGTAAAAGTAATGTCTCCGTTAAGTGCTAATGTGCAGGATGCGTGTTGCATGGGTGTGTTTTGGGTTTGGGTTTGTAAGAGTCAGGGGGAGCCGGGTTTATTTCCGACTCCCCCCAACAATGATTTGTTACCGATTAGGCAACCTCGTACACCGCCGAGCTGTTAAGCTGGGTGGCGGCCAGACCGCCAGTCCACGTCATAGCGCGGTACAGGACGTACTGGTTGAACGGGCGAGCGGGGTTGTGGGTCTTGCGATCCTCACCCTCCATGACGTGCAGCTGGATCTTGCTGCTGTCGATGAAGTACGCACGCTTGCCGAGCGAGAGGTCGTCCAGAGTCGGGTCGTAGACGAACTCGCCCACTCCCATCATGGAGATGGCAGGAAGGCCGATGTCGGTCTTACCGCTCTTGACGAAGCCCTGCTGGGTGTAGATGCCCTTCTCAGCAACCTCGGATTCGAGGGCGTTGAGGAAGTCCGAACCGCAGAGGATGAGGTCAGGCTTGCTGCCATAACGGGCAAGCTGACGGAACTCGCTGCGGAGGGTCTTGGTGAGCGTCTGGTTAGCGGCAGAAGCAGTGATCTTGTTGGCTCCAACAAGGCTGCGATTCCTCCACCAAGCGGAAGTAGCACGGTCGATACCGCCAACGGTGCCAGTGGCAACCACGTCGGTAAGGAGCGCACGAAGTCCGGGGACTTGGTTGGCGTCCTGCGAACCATCGCGCCAGAGCATCGTGTTGAACGAACGAGCCCAGCCCTCACCCATGTCTTCAAGTTTGTCCTGAAGCAGGTTGGTGATGGCAGTGAGTTCGCGATCGCTGTGCTCGACGGTCTTGGCCCCAGTCGTGCTGTCGGCGACGGAGATACCGTCGATCTTCAGCTCGGTCAGGGTGACGGCGATACCTGCGTGCACTTCCTTCCAAGGGAAGACGGCGCGCTGGATGTTCGCGGGGTTGCTGTAGGACACGGTGTCATTGTGAGTATAACCCGCAATGGCCGTGGTGTAGTTCCCCTTGACGGGGATGCTGATGTTTCCCTTACCACCGGGGAAGGTCTTCTGCTTGCCGATGAGGGCATTCAGAAGGGGCTTGTTCTGGATGGTCTGGGAGAATGCGTCGCCCTTGATGTAGAAATCAAGCGCGGCATTCGCGATGTTGCTGAGTTCGCCTGCTGAAAAGGCCATGATGTTTGATTAGTTGGTGCCAGCCGCAATTCGGATCGCTTCTTGGAGCGTCCTAGCCACAGGCTGACTGTTTGTTGTGGACGAAGTACTGGTCACAGTCCGAACTGGCTGCCTTCGCGGAGCGAAACCTTTGAGGGTGTCGTTCACATCGGCGTATGCCCTTTCCACGATCGCCACGGCCTCTTGCGGAGTCCTTGGCTGACCTTGGGCGAGGTATGTCCTTGCTCGGTCTAAAACCAGATTTTGCTTTGCTGCGTAATCAACGTCGCGTTGCTTGATCGTCTCTTCCCAACCCGACACGGCTCCGTGGATCGCCTGTTGCGAAGCCTGCTGGTATTGAACCTGTTGGGCCTGAGCAAGTTGCTCATACCTAGCGCGGTTCGCCATAGCTTCGTTTCGGGTTCTCGCAAGCTCTTGAGCGGCAGCTTCGTCAATCGTTCCCTCGTCAACCTTTTTGGAAAGGTCTTGGGGAAGAATAACGCCAGCGTACTCATCGAGCGCACGGGTGTATTGGGTCAACATCTCACGGGCCTGAAGAGGGTTATTCTTCATTGCCGCCATGATCTCAAACCCTTTGGCAACCTCTTCGGTGCTCAACTGGTTCTGCGTCATGTAGCTGGTGATTTGACGATACTGCGTCGCTTCTTCCTTGAAGGAATCGCGTTCGCGGATCATCTCCTGCCAGCGGGGATGTTTATGGAAAGGAACTTTCTCGTCTTTGGCGGCTCCCTCTTCCTCCTTGGCCTCGTCCGTTGGGGCCTTGTCAGAATTGGAATCCGTTTCAGAAACGGCGTCTTTCTGCTTCGGGGCGGTCGTATCCCCAGCTTCCTCGTCTTTCACGGCTGCGGCTTTCACCGCCTCCATAAGACTTGTTGGCTCTTTAGCGACCTGCTTCTCGCCCACAGGAGACGTGTCTGTGGCGGTATCGGATTTAGCGTCTTCGGCAATCGGCGCTTCTACCACGGGGGTAGACTCAACGGGTGCCACTTCTGTCTCGATGGGGGCCGACGAAGCCTCCTGTAAGTTATCGTCCATGTTGGTTGTTGTATGGTGTGTGCCCAGCAAAAGTCAACAGGTAAGTTAAAAACTTACTAGCCGATGTCGCTGGGAGCTGGATTTTCCCCCTGTGGAGGGGGGCCTTGAGGTGCAGGAAGGGCGTTTTGCCCTCCGTTCTGTCCCTGAAGATTGGGGTCACTCTGCGGGTCGCCAGTGGCGGGCTGCTTCGCAGAGTTCATCGAAACGATTGACTGCATCGAGTCTGTGATTGCGTCTGTGACATCGAGCTTGTCGTTGAGACGGACAATGGCCTGCTTGGCGAGCCACATCGGATCAATGCCGGGGATCTGAAGAAGTGTCGGTGCAATCTTCTCGAAGTTGGCGAGTTCGACTGCTTGGTTTGGGCGGCCAGAGGAGCCCGCCTCGACTTCAAGGAAAAGTTCCTGCGCGACTTCGTTCGCTGTCATCACAGGCCAAACCGATCCCGGGCCTGCAATCTGCTTCACAGTCTGCTCAGACATTTCCAACAGCATGACCTGACCCGCAGACCGAGCTAGGTCTGTCAGCATATCGTCGAGGTCGTCCACGTTCGACTGAAGCGAAGACATACGGCTCGACTCTGCAATCGAAGACTCTGTAGCTGTACCGTTTCCTGTACCACCAAGATTTGCTTCCTGCGAACCGCTGACACGCTGCACGTCTGCGAAGATAACTTCCGTGTCGTACAGGTTCGGATCAATCGGCGGATTCTTAATGACCTGAAGGACGGAATCTACAGACTGGTTCGGCTGAAGCGCGTTAAGCGTGATGACCGCGTTAGCAGGATGTGTCTGTAGCTTCTCAACGTCAGACTCATCCAGCATACCAGCGGGAACCGCTGTCTTCGGACGGTTGGCGATACGATGCTCGCGAAGGGCCTGACGAGCGCGGTTGTATTCGCGCTGCATCGGTCGGATCAGTGCGACATCCGAAGGAGGGAAAATCTTGCGATCGTTTTCAACGTCGTTGAACGACAGTGTGAAGAACGGCCAGAAACGCTCTAGCTTGACTTCAGGTTCACAGGGCTCAACGAGGAAATCTTTGTAGCCTTCAGCAATGACGTACTTCATTCCGTCTGCCTTGTTATAGATTTCCCAGACGCAGCACATCTTACGGTCGCGGTCTTTCTCCTGCGCTGTCTGTACGGTCGGCGAATTATTGACGTTGATGTACGGGCGATAGCTGCCGGAAATATCAACCTTGTAGATTTCCTTGATGTCGTTGACATCGAGAATAAATTCCTGCGCCACCCACTGCGCGCCGACAAACCCACGAAGGTTACGGCAACGTGGATCGGGGATGATCGTGTTGCTCTGCGGGAAGTCAAAGACCAATCCTTCTTTGACGATCACATCAGGCTTTGCCTGAATCTCGGCGAGCAACAGACGAAGCTGTTCAGCCTCGGCCTGCACTTCCGTCGTCTTGCCATCCACGCTGTCTGCGATCAAACGCTCAAGCGTTGCAATCTGCTGAGTGATGTCAGTGATCTTATCGACATCCTCGGGACGCTTCTCCATCACGCGATGGTAGCCGAGCTTGATGTAGCCGACGCCCGTAGCACAGACGCGGCGAACGAGTTGCTTCATCTGACTCTTGAACGAAGGCTGCTGCTCCGCCAGTGCGTAGGTGAAAACAATCTCCATCGTCTTTGCGATGCGATCGTACATCTGACGCTTCTGGATTCCCTGCGTGACATCCTGCAAAAGCATTTCAAGCTGCGGCGTAATCATGCCAGTAGCCATCTGCTGCTGGGCGGCCATGAGCGTTGCAGCCTTTTCATCCCACACCATGAAATCAAGCGTCTTGCGACGGCGTACCACGGCTTTAGGATTCTTGGCGTACAGAGCGGCGACACGCTGTTGCACATGACGCTGCGTAATGTTGGCGACGTACTTGTTGTTCTTGTCGATCTCTCCCGGCCACTGATCGCCAGCAAGAAAATCCATGTCGTCGCGCATCTGCTTGTAGGCAGTCTCCCAATGCTTCTTGCCGTTGGTGATAGCTGCGTGCCAACGCTTGACCAACGCTGCACGAGCCTGATCGGGTTCGGGAGTTTCGCGATTGAGATACGACGAGTTAGCGCCAGCGGCCACAGCGTCGTCGAAAGTTGGAGGTTGGTCTGTCGTAGGGTCGATCATGTAAAGTCAAAAATCTCCTAGAAGCCGTCTGCTAAAGCAAGCCTCTTTTGCTTGGCCTCCCATTTGGAGGCCCCTTTAATCCAGCCAAGCGTACCCTCCCGGGGGCCTGTGTCTTTCTGTCTGGGTTTGCTGGCTTTTGTCTGCATGGCAATCCCGATGCCCAGCCACGCGGCGCAATCGACGAAATCGTCATGCGCGGCCTCTGGAAAACGGAGCATTTCAGCCTCCGCATCCCGCCACCAAGGCGCAAAAGTGGGAAATCTGACCCTTCCAAGGGAAACCAAGGCGTTGAACGACTGGGCGCGTGTCAACTTGTCCTTTACGGGCGTTTTCTCGACAATCGTGCAGTTTGCCCCCTCTTCCTGCATCCTTTTCCGCAAAAACGGCCCCAAAGACTGCGAAATGTGACCCTTTTCAGCCCAGAAATAGAGGGGTTTGTGCCGCTTTATCATCTCGATAATAGCCTCAACCGTCGCTTCAGCGTCCATTCGACGCCAAACGACATCGGGCAAGATCCAAACCGTACCCTGCTCGTCCACTCCGACAGGGATCAGACACGTTTTGTCGGCTGTCTGTTTGGTGGACACGGCAAAATCGCCTGCCATGTAGGTTCTCAGGTTCCTCGGCAGCTCATGGGGCTTGTACCCCTTGAACCATTCCCCCTTAAAGAACTCCCCTTCTTCCAGTCTCGGGGTTCCACGGTACAGGGCCTCGAACGACTTGGGGTTCTGACGCCTTAACTCTGCGAAAAATTTGAGGCCAAACCGTTCAGGCCACAATGCAGAAATCGGCTGCGTACCGAACTGTGCCGTAATCTCAGGATCAGTCTGCGCCTCAAGCGGAATACCAAGGGCCTTGGAAAGATTCTCACTGTCGATCACCGCAGGCAGTTTGATGTGCGTCCACTTGCTCGCAATCTCTGGATCGTATTCAGGACACTCGGGATCGACGAGCCTGCCAATCAAGTCTGAATTGTGCCACCTCTGGTGAATCACGATTACACGGCCACCGGGCATGAGACGGCTCATTGCGTCCGACGTGAACCAACCCCAAAGCTTTTCACGCTCAGACGGGCTCATAGCCTCTTCGAGACCAGATATAGGATCGTCAATAACGAGAAGGTCTGCGCCACGGCCAACCACTTGAGCGCCCTTACCAATGGACTTGATGTTGCCACCCTCGGTGAACACAAGATTCTCAACAGATTTCGAGCCGCCATGTAGTGATGCTTTCGGGAACACTTGCCGATACATCGGCGAGGTCACAATGGATTTGATCTTCCTCCCGAACTCCGCCGTCGCAAAATCCCCAGACGCCCCCGCTAAGATAATCTGTCTGTACGGGTCTTGGCCCAGAAACCACGCCGGGAACAGACGCGAGCACATCTCCGACTTGCCATGCCTCGGTGCTAAAGAAATACATAGACGCAGGATTTCGCCCCGGGCGACTTTCTCAAGTGCTTCGGCAAGCAAGCGATGGTGAGGGGCAACCAGAAAACGGGATTTGTCGGGATTATCTGCATCTTCAATATCGGGCATCATTAGCCGCGCAAAATCAAGAAAACTTGTACGCGATTTCTGTGCAGCTAAAAGCCGCTTCGCCGCAGCGAGTTTCTTCTGATACGCAGCTACTTCTTGTGTGTCTGGATTCTTAGTCACACGATTGCTTTGCCGGATGTAACGCGCTCCCTTAACTGAGCCATCGTATAAGGAACGCGATACTGAACGTGCGGCTCATCCACAAACTTCCACCCACCTCCCCACTCCAAAGCGGGAAATTTCTCCACAATCCTACCGATGTGTGCGTAGAACGGACTGTCTTGGAGATACTTACCGTTGGCGAACAACCCTAAGTCGATCGCAAGGCCGAAATTGTGATTGCTCTGACCGCCCTTTGCGTTTGTTACCTTCGGGCCGGGAGCTGTTCTACCTTTAGCGTAAAGCGCATCTTGCTCGGCCCAAGTACGGTTGCCAGAGATGGCTTTAACTTCTACCCCCTTTTCCTGAAAATACTTTTTGGCTTCGATCAGGAAGTCGCGCATCACAGGCTGCACTTTTGGGTGCAGCGTCGAAATAGTTTTTGCAGAGCGATCGTCAATCATCTTGCGACGGATTTAATTTTTTCGACAGTTCTGAGCGCGCCCAAACCTAACATTCCTAACAACGTGGTCATTAGGATGTCAGTAGGAAGCGCGACGACAGGAGCGGGGTGCTTGGTGTAAAGAGCGTAGGAGAACGACAGGACGGGCTGCCCAAGCGTCGCCCAAGCGAAGCCCAGTCCACACACCCAGCCAACGAAGGGTCTCCACCCCGAAACCCATGAAGACGCGTGCGCCGCCTCAACGGCGTTCACCTGCGTCTGCCCAGAGGATTCCTGTTGCGCCAGCTTCAGGATCTCAAGCTCGTAAGCCTCCCGGGCGCGGCTCTTCGCGTCTGCGTCGGGAACCAGTTTGTCGATGACCTTCAGGCCAGCCTCGACCATGCTTGGGATGTCGTACATAGATGTGTGTTTAGAACTGTTGGCCGTGTCGGTCAACAGGAATCAACCAAAGAGTTTCGCCTTGGCGTACTCAACAACGACCGTGAAAAGCAGGCTCACGGCTGCCACGACTCCAAGGACATAGCTCTTATGCCCCTCAAGTCCCTTCAACCGCTCGTCATGGCGGTCGAATTTCTCGTCGAATTTATCGTGCGCTTCGAGGAGCTGATCCACTTTGGATTCGAGTCTGCCGATGCTGTGTGAGATGTCGTCGATGCCGCTCATATTTCCTTAACTCAGAGAAATCCGCTGCGGGATCGAGATCGTGGAGCCAGAAGTTCCCATACCTGTCTGCAAAGCGTTGTTGTAACCCCAAGCCCAAAGCTCTCCGTTTGGCGTAATCGCCATTACCGTCAAATTAGGCCCGGTGTCCCCATAGACTCGGAAATCGGTGAACGTGAGTCCGCTGAACTGGCGAACAGGAGTCAACACAAGCCTGATTACAGTAGTACCGTCGCCAGCCGCGTATGTTGCAGCTCCGCAGGAATGGAGCAATCCCGTCGTTGTCAGCGCAAAGAACCTAGCGTTTGAAACATACCCGCCGAACATGATCTTCGAGAACGTGGTTGTGGCGAACCCGCCAGCCAAAGTTGTCGGCGTAAGCTGATTGGTCGTCGTGTTCAGGCCAAGCTGACCGCTTGCAGGATTCCTACCCCAGACGCGAACCGTACCGTCTGTAAGGAGTGCTGCAACAGACGCACCGTCCTGTGCGTAGTTGTTGCTGACTGCGAGCGACGCGACATTCGAGAGTCCGCTGATCTGGGTGAAAGAAGTTTTATCGACAGTCGTACCGTCTCCGATTTCACCGCCAACATTGGAACCCGTGCTATACACGTTGCCGTCCCAAATGATCCACGACGTACCGCGAGGCCATGAGCCGTTTGCTCCACCGACCCCGAAAACACTGTCCGCCTTAACAAGGCTGACTTTGGTAAATGTGTTACGGTTTGTTGTGTCACCCAAACCAAGTGTACCGTATCCGTTGTACCCAGTAGCGTAGAGGTCGCGGTTAGAGTCGATCACAAACGAGTGGCCGATGTTACCAAAAGCAAAGCACTTGGTAATCGTTTTTCCTGCAAGTGCACCGCCGCTAATCAGAACAGGGGCGTTTCGTTGCGTCGTAGTACCGTCGCCAAGTTGACCTTCAGCATTTCGCCCCCATGCGTACAACGCTCCCGAAGTTGTGACTGCGAGAGCGTGGTAATCTGTAGTGTTAGTCCCCTCTCCCGAAACAGACAACTGGGCGACATTTGAAATGGCGACTTTGACGAAAACATTTCGGTCTGTCGTATCGCCGACACCAAGTACGCCAGACGCGTTACCACCAGTCGAATAGACGTTACCAGTCGTGGAAAGGACGAGCGTGGCGTTCGGAGTCGTATAATACCTAGCCACGGCTTCGTTTGCGTCAGTAAATGGAATCTGTGCAGTGAAGAAACCTCCGCCTACAGAGTTGGCAAGCTCGCCGCCAGTACCAAAGCGTCCTGTCAAATCGGTTCCGGCAAAGCGCATAGTACCCTGAGAATCCAGAAACGATGTCCAAGTGTACGCTGCTGTCGTAGACGCATTGCCGCCGTTCACTTCTGCGAACTTCGTTGCGCGAACACGAGGCGCAGACACAGAGACAGGGTTCGTGGTTACGGCGGTGACACGGCCCTTTGCGTCAACTGTGATCGCAGGAACAGCCGTTGCAGTCCCGTAGGTGCCAGCGGTAAGGCCGGAAACATTTTCCAGCTTCGCGCCAGTCACGTTCGCGTCTGCAATTTTCGGAGTCGTAATGGCACCATCCGTCACGCTAACAGACAGCGTGGTTCCCGGTGCCAGTTTTGCACTCGTAATCGCACCATCAGCTACCTTTGCGGTAGTGACAGCCGCATCAGCGATCTTTGCATTCGTGACAGACGCATTCGTGATGTCGGCAGTACCGACAGGTAGAATCGTTGATACAGAGCGAGTGACTTTGGTAATGGACATATCAATTTAAGATTTCCGGCCAAGTGGCCTTGATTTCTTCCAGCGTGTCAGGGAGTTCGATCTTTGTCACGTCCCGAAGTTCTTGTTTGGCGACTGCGATCTCTGAGGCTTTTGTGCTGTCCTCGACTTCGATGGCCTTCATGTAGTCAACATCGAGCTTGGAGAGGAGGGGCTTGCGAGCCTCGCGGAACTTGTCGAGGTGGAGTGCCTTCGCCTTGTCGATGTTGACCTCTGCGCCTGACCCTTCGGAGTAGTCGTAGGCATTGAAGTAGTCGTTGTCGATGTCGATGGTGTCCACGATCTTGTAGGGCGTGTTAGCAGGAACATCCTTGATGGCATCGTTCACATCACCTGCGGGGATGATGACCGCGACTTGTCCGTTTGGCTGGGGGTAGGTGATGAATGGCATATTAGTTTCCGAAGATTTGGAGGTTAATAACTGTGTAATCGGTAGGTCCTCCACCGTTGAATGTGTAAGAAAGCAATCTGATTAACGAACTTGTTCTAAGAGTAACTTCATCACAAGGCCGTATCGTTGCACCGTTCCCGGCAGTAGAACAAGTAGCCGTATAATTCGCATCAGCCATAGGCGTTGCAAAGTTCACCGTGTAGTCGCCTGCCCCGTTCTTCGTGATGGACGAGACGTTGTAGGAGGATCGGATCAAATTTAAGATCCAGTTACAGGTTCCGCTAGTCGTTAGAGATACAGGGCTGCTAAAAGTAACGACGCCCGTGCCGCTATTGATGGAGGTCACAGTTAGAATTGTTCCAACGGACAATGCGCCAGAGGCAACCGCTGAAACTACTGCAAGCTGCCCAACTACAAGCCCACCTACTCCAAACCCCGATGTACCTATGGTAATCGTCGTTCCCGTCTGGGAATACGATTGAGATGTGTAAAGGGTAAAGGCTCCATTGAAATTCACCCACGCCTTGCAAATCTGCCTCTGCTCGTTGCTTCCGAGCTTTGCGGCGGTCACGGCGTTGTTGGCAAGTTTCGCAGTCGTAATGCTTCCGTCTGCTGGGGTGAAAGAAACGTCGCCGCCGAGCTTTGCAAGAGTAACCGCACCGTTCGCAATCTTGGCCGTTGTCACTGCACTGTCAGCAAGGTCAAGCGTAACCACTGCCCCCGCCGCAATCTTCGCTGTCGTCACTGCACCGTCAGCAATGTCGTTTGTATTGACTGCGCCGTCTGCGATCTTTTCAGAAGTGACCGCACTGTTCGCAAGATCCTCAGTCACGACCGCGCCCGCAGCAATCTTCGCAGTCGTAATAGCTCCGTCAGCGATGTCTGCCGTACCCACCGCACCCGCAGCGATCTTACCGCTCGTAACTGCATCGTCAGCGATTAAAGCGTTCGTAATTGCCCCGGCACCAAGGTTCGGGGTCACAATGGCGCGCTGATACCCGAGACAGACAATCACGATCGAGGTACCCGCAGGAGGCGCTTCAGTGAACACGATCGTGTTGGTGCTCACTGCATAGCTCAACGGGTCTTGTGTCACGCCGTCGATGGTGACGAGGTAGCTGCTGCTATACGTCAGCGTTGCGCCAAGAATGGTAAAGGTCGTCTGCGATCCCGTACCCGTGGCCGACCAACGAGTCATCGGAGTCGCCTGCCCGTAGGTCTGGTAGTTACTGATCGCTTGATCCAGTGCGCCAGATGCAAGGGCATCAGACGTCACGATACCGTTTCGCAGTGCGCCGTCGTCGCGCTGTATCTCCGACAGGCGTGATTGCGTCTGGTCTAGGCTGACGTTGATCGCATCGAACTCGGCGTCAAGCTCCACGGCGACCTGCGACACGGTGATGTTCGCGTTACCTTGGGCGTCGGTGACGAAGTTTGCTTGGCGATTGTACGGGGTCGGAGTCGATGACATTGCGCCGTGAAGCTACAAGCTCTTTGTTGGTTTGGAAACAACTTTTTTCTACACTAGCCTACAAAATGTAGGGTTTCATTTCATTTCCTAGAAATTTTGTCGGCAACCGTGGCCGCGTTCGCCGCTGGCCGTTTTGGGGGTGTAGGCGGGGGTCTGGCATTGTCTGACAGACAGGAACGCCGACGATCGGGATCGGCAGACAGACAGGGCAGACATGGTGCTGTCTTACAACGTTACAGAGTAGCAGGGCGACATGGTGACAGGGCAGACAAGTGACAGAAATCATGTCCATTTCTCTCTTATGAAGCGCGAGGTTGCCCGCTAATGGTAGGGAAAAGACAACAATGGGTGCAGACAGCGGACAAAATCCCGACGCGCTGGCGGGGCCTTCTCGCCTCATGACGGCGGTAACGGGCCGCATGGCTACAGCGTCGGCGAGGTATTCGGGGCGTTATGCGGGGCGCTGATGACCTTGGCGGGCACGATTTTGACCGAAGCGAGGGCGCGCTCCCCTTCCTCCACGAACCTCTGTAGTTCGGCGACGCTCAGCTCAGCGAGCGGGCGATCGGCCAGCGCCGTTTCTGGTGCTTTCCCGAGGTGTCCTGCCATTTCAAGAGATGTTCGAGCGGCGCTGTGCTTCACGGCGGCGGGCGTCGTTTCGGCGGTCATGAGCTGGCCGAGAGTTTCTAGGGCGAGCTTGGCGAGGTCGCCGTTGATCGCAACCTCCCGAGCGGCGCGAACGGCGGCGCGAACATGGGGGAGTGAGAGTAAGCGCCACGCCGCCTGCTTTGGTTCGCTGTAGCCAGCGAGGCGGGCCGCCTCCGCGCCGTTCACGCCTGTCTGAGCGTAGTATCGGACAAAATCAGCTTGGCGGTCAGTCTGCACGCCGTCGAGCGTAGCAACGGCGGCGGGCGTTTCGGCGAGAATGCGAGGTAATGCTTTCGGTCGTGGCATGGCCGAGAACCTACAACATGGGGGATTCACCGCCGACGTTTTTTTGTTTTTTGTTGTTGTCTTTTTGTCTTTTCCCTATAGGTTGACCTTGCCACTAGGCACCAACAACAACAACCAACAACACAACAAAATGAACGTCCCGAACATCAACAACCCGACCGCCGAGCAAGTTTCCATCGCGCTCGAGCTGTCATCCATTGCCAGCATCGACAGCACCAACCGAGGCGTTGCAAGGCGCTTTATCCGCTCCCTTGGTTTCACCGCCGCCGTGACCGATCGGCTGACGATTGCTCAACTCAACACGGCGCTTGGTCATAGTGAGGCCGAGGCCGTCGCCGATTATGTCGCACTATTGACCGACGCCAAGGCCGAGACTGAGACCAAGGCCGAGACCAAGGCCGAGACCGAGGCCGAGACCAAGGCCGAGACGGCCAGCGCCCCCGCCGCCGTCAACGTGACCGATGACGCCGCCGCTCAACTAGGGGCCGCCCTCGCCGCCCTCATGCCGAAACAGGGGATTGACGCCGAGGCGGTTCGTCGCATTGTTCGCGAAGAAGCGGGCCTTCAGCCAATCCGCGTCACCATCGCCGAGCCCATGAAGGCTGACAAAGATATGGGCCTTCAGCATCGCAATTTCCCGACATTGCTGAAAATGATCGGCGCTGGCGTGAACGTGTGGCTGACAGGGCCAGCAGGAACGGGAAAGACGACCGCCGCCGAGAATGTTGCCAAGGCCCTCGATCTCCCCTTCAGCTTCAACGGCGCGATCGACTCAGAGCATAAGCTTTTGGGATTTACCGACGCCCAAGGGCGTGTTGTATCGCGTCCGTTTCGCGAGGCGTTCGTCAACGGCGGCGTGTATTTGTTCGATGAGGTAGACGCTTCTCTTCCTTCGGCGGTGCTGGCGTTTAACGCCGCCCTTGCAAACGGCCATTGTGATTTCCCTGACGGGAATTTCAAGCGCCATGAGAATTTCCGTTGCATTGCGGCCGCAAACACTTGGGGCTCCGGCGCGACGCATGATTATGTCGGACGCGCTAAAATGGACGCCGCTTTTGTTGATCGTTTCGTGTCGCTGTCATGGGAAAATGATGAAGCATTAGAGCGGACGCTGGCACTCTCCTTCATCGCCGATCAACAGCTTGGTGGAAAGTGGGTCTCATTCGTGCAGGGCGTCCGCGCTAAAATCGCCAAGGCTGGCGTGAAACACGTCGTTTCCCCCCGTGCGTCAATCAACGGCGCTAAACTCCTACAGGCGGGGCTTTCATGGGATGAGGTAGCCGCTACGGCTGTCCGCAAGGGCCTTCCCGAGGGGACTTGGGCACAGGTCGCCGCTTAATCGTTTTAACGCCAACATCACACGATTATGAACATTACAGACAAAGCAGTCTTCGACGACATGGGGCGCGTTGCTTTCAGCGATCCCGCCGCCATGCTGGCCGCTGTGGAACTCGCCGCCGCTGGCGATCGTCGGGGGAATTGGACTGACAGCGATAGTCACCGCCGCTGGGTGGGTGAATCGCTGGCCGAGACTAAGGCCCGAGCCGCAACGGGGGATATAAGCGGCGTTGAAAAGGCCGAAGCCATGATTGACAAAATAGACGTAGAACTAGACCGCGCTGGCGTGGAGTTCGTCCATGACGTTGCGGGGGCCTATCCCGACGTTGCGGCGTTCCTTGCCAACGATCCCGAAAACATGATCCGCCGCCGTCACGTTGAGCTGTCAGAAAAGGCCCCCGTCCGCGTTTTCGTCTGCACTACGTCGAGCGCCGGCGTTTCGGCTGAAAACCTCGCCAAGCGGGGGATTGCGGCGTTGGCGCTTGCAATGGCGCTCATTCGCCAAGGCAGGGCCGTTGAGCTGTTCACGTTTTCAACGGTTCACGGCGACAAGGGTGACGCTTCAATAGTGGTCTGCAAAATGCGGACTTCCCCCGTTGATTTGTCGTCGGTCGCTTGGTGCATGACATCGGGCGGTCACTCCCGTTCCATGCCCTACACGATCGCCGGGGTTAACGGATTTGACGGGAGATGGAGTCAGGGGAAGCGCGCAAAGGGGATCATGGATGATGACCTGAGTGTCAGGGAGGCCGCTTGTCGCCGTCTTTTGGGCGATTGGTGCTCACCATCGGACGTTGTCCTGTCAAACGTGTTCCACGGCGACGAACGCCGTCAGGGATCACCCCTCGCCGATCCCGTGGCGTGGGTATTGAAGCACCTCGCCGCCGTCGCTGAGAATGCCGAGTAATCACCAACCAACCTACCTACCAACATGAACAACGAAAACAGCCAGCCCATCACGCGCGCCATGATTGACGCCGCAATGCACCGCATCATCGCCGCCGCCAAGTTTCCCCTTGGCAACGTTGCGATCACGGCGGGAGTAGCCCGAGCATTCGCGCCCGAGGAAATACTGCCAGCTCTCGCCGATCACGCGCGGGGGAAATGGGGTGACATCTGTCAGGAAGACAAAGAGACAAACGACCGCGCATTAGAAAACGGCGACCGATTGATGAGCACTTACACGCGAACGGAAGACGGCGAACGTCTGTGGGTAATCACAGAATGGGATCGCAGTCTCACGACGTGCCTGTTGCCCGATGAGTATTAAAAGCCAACCAACCCGAACCCGTAAAACACTATGAACACGAAAACAGACAGACAGACAGGGCGCACGCTGAAAAGCGCGTGCCGCCATTGCGGCGAACCTATCACGGCGACGATCACGCCGAGCGAAAAGCACACGAACGGCGAGGCGGTCACGTTCGCTTTCCTCAATGGGAAGCTGGCGGGGATCCAGTACAGCAACCACGCGCTCCCCGCCTCCATGCCCTGCCAGCTATGCAACACCCCGCTTGGGGGGTCGTGGGAGCAATGGGAGTGTGTCGGGAGAGACGCCGCAACGATACAGGCCGAAATTGACGCCGCGCCGTGGCCGATCATACGCCTGTACAACGAACGGGAGGCCGTAGCATGAACCCGCAAAGCACGAGCAACATGAGCACGAGAGACGTGCCGACCGAACTGACCCGCAACGCCGAGCGCCGTCAAAGGCGCGAGGCATTAGATCGGGCGCTGGCCGTATGGGATGCGCTGGCGTTCGTAACCGTGATCGCCTTCTGCATTTTACTGAAGACCTGCATTAGGTAATGCAGACAGACAGACAGACAAAAACACCAAACACCAAAAACACCAAAAACACCAAAAACATGAGAGCAACACGCAAAGAACTGGAAGCCGTCACAAACTCTATCGCGTTCGCGCTGGGAGTGCCGTCAGAACCATACATCAACACCGCCGCCGAAGGGGAGCCGAAACGATGGAGGGCGAACGTGGGGGCCGTTTATGTTTCGGGGGCATACGGGGGGTATGAGATTCAACAGATCGCCAACGACGCGGGCGGTGCTAGATCACTGGTCTGGGAGGGGCATCGGCCGATCGGTGAGGCCGTCAAATTAGCCCGCGCCTTTTTGGCGGGCGTCGCGCAGGGGAAAGCGGTCAGATTTGCGGCGATCCAATTAGGGGTGGAGTAGCCCGCGAAAAGCTGTTGTTGGTCAAAGCCCCCGTTGCCGAAAGGTGGCGGGGGCTTTCTTTTGCCCGCGAAAGACAGACACCGGGTTCCCGGTGCCCGGGGGCGGGGAATCCCGGGAGGCCCCATCGGGGGCAGACAGACCGACCGCAGGTGTGAAAGAACCCCGCCCGCAGGTCGAAGGGACACGATACAGACGGGGTTCCACACACACGACACCACAAACCGACGGGGTCAACGCCTATCGAAATCAGGGGGATCTGTAAAGCGGATACCCTGATACCCTGATAAAGACAGACAGGCGAACCTGAAACCGAGAGCCGGACACCGAGAGCGGCGGACACCCTGAAAGACAGACGCCGGAAACCCAGAGAGCCCGATAGGCCCAGCCAACTAACAGACCGATAATTCAAGCGGGCGATATTATATCTTAAAAGACACGAACTCGATTTTCAAAATCGAACCGAAATCAGTCCCGACAGAGGCGGGGTGGAGATAAAACGGGACTTTTCTCTGTCGGGGGTGGAGATGCCCACTCTAAAAACCATCTCCACCCCGCATCTCCACCCCGCTTAAGTCGTTCATCGAAAGGGGGATAACCCTTGTGGGGTGGAGATGGTGGAGATTATTTTAAAAAATTATATTATGAGAGAGTATATTGTATCCCCCGTCATATCGTTTTTTATATAGGGGGGGATTTGTGTTGGCATCCCCTCCCCACCCCAAACCCTCGTTTTACTCTGTTAATCGCATGGGGTGGGGATTCGCTCATCGCCACCCCGCGACCCGTAATTCGCTAACGTGCAGCAAAAAGCCTTGTTATATTGTAACCCTGTGACCCTGTACCACAGACACAATATAACAAGGCTTTATTTTACTAACTTAAAAGGGCACCGACTCGGATTTGATTTCAGACCCGTTTTCGATTTCGACCACGTCAATGAACTCTGCGTCGTCCCAGAAGTTAAATGTGTATCTTGTGATACCTTTTAGCACTCTAATTTTCTCGAGTTTAGGGTACACGCCGTGGAGCTTCTTGAGATTGCGGCCTACCATCACGGGGGTCATGTTGCGAATGGTGTCGCCAAGCGCCGACATCCGTAGCTCCTGCAAAAGCTCGCTGGCCGTGTAGACGCCTTGGGCACTCTTGTCCTTCGATTTCTCGACGCACCAGCTTTCGAGCACTTCCTTCAGACCATACTCCATCGTCTCGACGTGACTCTCTTCCACCAGCTCGGGGTGGTGGTAGGGCTTGACGCCGTAGCGGGGCTTGGCCTTGTTCACGATTTCCTCTGGGATGCGTGACTCGCCCCAGTCCAGAAGCCACCTCAGAAAGAACGGCAATTCTTTGAGGATCATGGACTCGTTCTCGGTCGTTGTTCGGAAGAACTTGGGGTTGAACCCCTTGCGGAGCTTGAACATCATGATCTTGTCTGCAAAGGAGCTGTCCATCGCAGGCAAGAGCGCCAAGGACTCGGGGTCGAGGTTCATGGTGATGCAGACACGGCCAAGGAACGGCAGTTCCACGGCATCCTTGAACTTCGGTTGGTAGAGTAGCGTCGGGTTGGCGGCGTGTTCCTTCAGGGCTTGGGTGAAACGGCGCTTGTCGCGGTAGTCTCCGTCTGTCGGCGCATCGTCCACCCTCCAATGACCGACTTCGCCAGCGCCCTTGTTGAAGGAACTCTGCTTCATCAGTACTTGGGTCGCGTTGATGCTCCCGCCCAAGGCCGCGCCGATGAGCCAGCGGTTGAGGAATGACTTGCCCGTGTGGGCGTCGCCAGCGATCACGAGTACCTGCCCGGGTTGCAGATCCCGTCTGAGCGCAGACGCATAAAAGTGGTGAAGCCAGCCCAGAAAATAATCCCTCGCCCTCGGTGCGTCGCCCTGTAGGTCGTGGCCGTCATCGAACCCCTGCTCCATGAAATTCCAGATCCAAGGGAACTGTGACGGGTCGCCCTGTCCCTCTGGCGCGGGTTGCATGGCCTGTCTGTTGTTGGTGTTCAGGTACTTGACGCCCTCGACCTCCTCCACGTCCCCGTCCCTGAAAAGGATTGGAGCGGCGGCGGCGACGCGTCTGTTAAGCTGGATGTGCACGAGGACGCGTTCCAGATCGCTTGCAGGCTGGTTCTTGCGCTTCTGATCGCTGACCCCCATGTCCTTGAGCTGGACGCGCACGTCCTCCCTCGCGAACGATTGCCAGCAACCCTGCGTTTTGCGCCAGTAGTTGCGGCCATCGTAATAGAAGGTTTGGGCGGCACCGCCGATCAACTCCTGCTCGTACTCCTGCACGAACTTGGAGCCCAGTATGGCTCGCCAAGGCATGAAGTTCGAGGCGGCGCGGTCGCTGAAGCAGACCATCCCGTTTGCGTTGATGACGCAACCCTCTCGGTCGATGCCGTCGTCGATCCAGAAGAGGGGGCCGCGCTGACCGACCTCGAAAGGCTTGTTCCATCGGGCGGGGTATTGTCTGTGAACCTCTGCGGCGATCGCCTCGATGGGGATTTCCACGTCGGTCGTACTGAGCTTGGCGTGTGATCCGGCCTCGATCATAGCCATCTCTAGGAGTGCGGTTGGTACTGGGGTTACGTCTGTGACCTTGCGCCAGTCCTGCCCCATCTCAAAGTACTGGTTTTCGCCGACAGACATCTTGTCGTAACCGGGAAGCGCCTTCGAGAACCTGATGCGCTTGTCCAGCTCCTTCATGAACCTCTCTGTAAGCTCGGGGTTGGAGACGCAGACAGGGGTTTCAAACTCCCACAGCAGACGTACCTTGCCGGGGGTAAAGGTGGAGGCGACCCAGTTGGGGAGTACGCCGCAGGATGTGGGGAGATCCTTGAGGTGGCTGTGCGCGCTGGCGCTGTCATAGTCTCCAATGATGCCGTGTAACAGTGTGACGGGGTTATTGGAGGCGATGCGACTCTTCGGGTTGATGCCCTGCCAGACAGACAGGAAGTTGCTTTTGGTGGTCGGGGCGGTGCACCAAGCTCGGAACTGCTCTTTTGTCTGCCCTAAAGGGCGTGGGTTCGACAGCGCCGCCACCGCGTCGGGCGTGGTCTGCTCGACGGCATGGGTGGACAGGTTGGGGAGTGAGTGAAGGATCATGTGTGTGTTTTCTGTTTGCCGTTGTTGGGGTGTGTCGGGAGGTGGAGGGTAAGCCTGACTCCCACAGGCGTTAAAGTTCTATTTCGGGCGCGGACGCTTCCTTCCGCTTTCTGTACCAAGCGCGCCGTGCTTCCAGCGCCTTTTCCTTGTTGTTGAGACGCCATTTCGTCTTTCGGTCTCGTTCGACCTTGAGCGCGAGGGGCGACATCCAAACCTCATAGGCTTTGTTGTAGGTGCCGTTGAACTGGTAGCGTTGAAAGACGTATCCGTCTTCGCGCACGTCACCGCGTTTGTATTGCTTGGGCTCGTTCATTGTGGGGTACAGCATCCGTCGCATCCGTGAACCTTGTCTGTGGTCGGATCATCGGGGTCGGGGTGTCCTATGCCGTGGGGGCAAATACGCTCCATGATGCCGCGATCCTCGCGCCAGTTCTGGGGCCAGTCTTTCATGTGATGGTCGCTCGGGTTGTGAATGCAACAGTGTTGCCCTGCACACTGGGTCTTGGGGTGGACGAGGAGGACTCGATCAGAGCCCACGAGCTTGTAGCGTTCCATGTTGCTGATAGCGATTTGAGTAAGGACGCTTCGATGCCTTACAGGCTTCTTCTTCTTGAAGATGTCGTCGTAGTTGTCGCGGAACTTCTTGGAGAAGTTGTTGCGGGGTCGTGATCCTTTTCCGTTCATTTCTGGTTTTTCTTGAGTTGTTCGATCTCGTCGCGGAGGTAGCGGATGGCATCTGCTATGTATCGGCGGGTATCTGGAAGGGATGTTCCTCGTCGTTCGATGTAATGAAGCTCCTTCTCCAAGGGAGGATTAGCTGGAACGTATTCCCCCAGTGGCGTCTTTGTGCGTGGTGTGTCGGTGTTCATTTCTGGTTGGGAAATATCACTTTTGTCATCATCTCAAACAACGCGAGCGTTGCCGTTGGGCTTAATGCCATCGTTGTTTTCTTTGGGTTGCGCCTTCCTATTTGCGCTTCGATCACAAACAGGTTTTGCGAACCGCAATACCCAAATTTGATTTGCTTGTGATGTTTCCCGTCTTTCCATTCAGAAAGGAGTCCCCTAGTGGGCGGTGTTTGTGTGTCGGGGTTCATTTTCTTAAAAGGTTGCCGCTCACAGGGTTCACTCGATCCACGAAACAATTTTGGTTGTTCGTTTATCCCCTGTGAGCGGGTTAAAGTTTTTATGGAAGGTCTCGGGTGTACCAGCCGCCAGCGACGCACCCTGACACAAGGTACAGGGCAATGAGGATGACGGCGGTGATGACGGATGGTCGCATTAGCCTGAATGATCGCAACGCGATTCAAACTTGTAGACGTAGCACCCAGCGTCGTTGGGGAGCGGGTAGCGTTCGGCGCAGAAACCCATGTCCTGTCCGTATGCTCCTGTCTGCATGAGGAGAAGCGTGTTGATGGCATCCTTCATCATGCGATTAGGCGACCCTGTTTCCCAGTTGGTGTCATCCTTTTTGAAGAGCGCCTTGTCGCAGATGACGGTGGTGACGAAGGCTTCGTGACCCGTGCCGCTGTTGTGCGTGCGGGTGGTTGATGCGTGGATGTTGATGTCGTTCATGGTGTGTGTGTGTGTGTGATTTATTCGGGGTCGATGGTCTCGCCCATCTCCTCTAGTTGTTTGCGCCCGTTGCCGCCGTCCTTCGACCATCCGCAAAAGCAGCGCGCTAGTCGATGATGAGCGCCACAGCAATCGCAGACTGCGGCCCCGCATTGGTTGACCCAAATGAAGTCACCCCCGCAGGGGCATTTTTGTTTTTCGGTCATGGTTATTTGCGGAGTAGGAGCGCCATGCGCCCTGTGATGACGACGTAGTCGTTGCATTCATTACAGCAACGGGCACCCGCTTTCGCAAAGGGCGCTGGATTGTTGCCGTACTCGTTTTCGCATTTGCGCTTGCAAAATACGCAGGTTGGGCGGGCCTTTGGCCCTGATTTCATCATTGTTGTCATGTGTGTTTGTTGGTTTGTGTTGACCGACGTTGGGATCTTTGTTGATTTGCAGGGAAAAGACAAGAGGTTTTTTTAACTTTTCCTTGTCTTACTCTGGATCGTCTAAAAGCGCCTCGACTCGGTTGAGGAGATTGCAAAAATGCTCGGCGGTTTCCGTGTCGTCAAAATTCATTTCGGCGGGCCAATCATCGGTGTCTCCGACGTTGTTGCGAAACCAATCGACGAGTTCCCTTGCGGCTGTTTCTAGTCGATAGCTCATTTGGTAAGTTTGGATTTGGCGTAGTGGCCTAGTGCGGCCAGCGCCTCGTATCGTTCGATGTTGTCAACGTGGATCATGCAGCGTGGGCAAACAGGATCTTTCAGGCGTTCCTCTGGCTTGTTGTTCCTGCGCCCCTTGGCTCCGCAGCAAGCGCAGGTGTATCGGCGTGACGGTAGTTCGCTCATTTTCTTTTGTTCCACCTGTAAAGAGCGGATCGTTCGCTATCCCCAAAAGGCCCGTTTGCTTCGCACTTGTAGCAGACAACCCACGTAGTGTTACCGCCGGGGGTTTTGTTGTATGCGGATTTCTCATGTCCGCAAAACGGACACGGCTTTGCATTCTTTGTGTAGTTTGGTTCGTAGCTCATTTGGTATAGGTGGTTGAGATCATTCCTTCTGCCGCGAGCGGCAACCCTGCCGCCCAAGATGGTGCTTCCGTCATAATCTCGACGGCGCGCTTGTAATCACGCTCTGCCGTTTCTTGCGGCACGACGATGACTGCTTCGTCATGCACGCGCAGACAACATTTGAGATTTGCATTGTACAGCGCGACACAGCGATCCATGAACACGTCGCGTGCGACGGCTTGCACAAGGTTCTCGGTAATGACGCCGCCCCAGATGCCAAGACGTAGCATCTTGCCATTGCGCGGTATCTCGGCAGTCAAGCCGCCGTGATCCGTGGACACGTTGCGGTAGGTGATGGAGCGACCCGACGGCAGTGCGACTTCGGCGTGTTGATCGCCTGTCGTGCGGGCTGTCTTTCTCAGGTTCTCTTCCAACGCTTTCCAGAGCCTTGTCACCTTGGGATTCTTCGCCCTGTACAGGGCAACCAGTCGCTCGGCTTCTTGGGCGGACACGTTGGCGACTGTCTGGAATTTTTTGGCACCCATGCCATAGCCCAGACCAAGCGCGAGTTGTTTAATTTGGTGGCGTTGAGGGGTACCTTTGAACGGCCCGTCTCCGCTGAACAGACCCCAAGCTCGGGCCTGCGCCTCGTACAGGTCGGGGATCTCGCGGATGTATTTGAGCATGGTGTGATCGTCTGCGAGCCAGTGGAGGACACGCGGTTCGATTTGGGAAAGATCCACGATCAGAAACGTGTGCCCCTCTGGTGCCTTGATGCACGAACGCAGATCAACGCCAGCAATCTTGCCCTTGGGGAGGTTCTGGGCGTTCCAACCGCTGTCACCGCTGTCGCGCCCAGTATGCGCGCCGAAATACTTCAAGCCGTAAGCCATAGTTCCATTGTACGGCCCGTCGTCGCGCAGACGGGAAAGCATGGTCTTGACGGTGGCGAGGTGCTTGTTGGCCTTGCGGTAGTTGCGGATAGCTTTGATCCACGGATACTGCTCGGCATACTTCTCTTCCCAAGCGATTGCGTCTGGGTCGTTCTGAGCCAGAGACCCCGGGAACTCGATTCCGACCTTCAGACACTCGGCCTGAACGGCAAGCGGTGAAAGGATCGGGTGCTCCTTGGCCCAAGGTACGAGGGCTTCGGCTTGCCAGACGGCGTCTGCGAGTTTGCCGTGAGCCACTTCCAGCGCCTCCTTGTCGAGCGGTACACCAAGGTAGGCCATTTCACGGGTCATCTTGGAGATGTCGCGCTCGACCAAAGGCCATTTGTGGGAATGTTCCAGCCAGATTTGCAGACAGTTCTCCGCGTCTTTCATGGCATACACCAACGTCTCCTCTCGGAACTCGGGCGTCATGTTCTCCCAGCGTTGACCCCTCATCTTGTCGCGGGTGTCTTTGCTGATCTCCATGCCAAGTAGGTACAGACTGGCTTCGCGCAGGCTTCTCGGGTAGCCAAGGAATGCAGTCAGGTCTGCCGTGTCATGCCAATCCCTGAGTTGAAGGAACTCGGGTGCATGACCTAGTTCCTGCAAACGCATGAAGACAGGCATATCGAAGCCCGTGTTGTGACTCAGCCATGTCGGGGTACCTGCACAAACTGTGTCCCACGGAGCGTCTTTGGGGTGGCCGACGTACCGGGTGCCGTCTGTGCCAGCGATCGAGACGAGGTAGATGTCTTGCTCGGGGTGACGGAGGTAGTGGTAGACTCCCTGCTCATTGATCGACACGTCTTTGCTATAGAATGTTTCAAAGTCGATTGCGTAGGTGTGACTCATGGTTTGAGAGTGGTTCCGCAAGCGGGGTGGTGTTTGATGAAGTTGTCTGCGAGTAAGCGGAGCTGATTTTCCAGATGCACCATTGTCTCTTCAGAGACGCGGGTGAAGGGGTGGTGTGGCCGAAGTACCTTGGCTCGTTCGAGGAGGTGACGCTTCAGCGTGGAGCGTGTGATTAGGCTACTCATGGTTTTGGTAAAAAAGAGAAGAGCCGTCTGCTGTTCAACGGGGCACAATGAACAAGCCCGTCGTAGGGTCTCCCTACGCTCTATGGCAGACGGCTCTTCAGATGGTTTTTAGAGTCCTGCGATTGCGCGGAAGAACTCTGCGGCCTCTGGCGTGTGCTTCTTATCAAAGCTCGCCACAGGAACGAACCAGCTATTCTGTGCCGATGTACGGCGCTCGCTGGTGATCTTGTACTGACCCGTCCACAGACCATTGCGGAGAAGCAAGGTCGCGTCGGTGATGATGCGCTTACCAATGCTCGTGAAACCCGAGCTGGTCACAGTGTAGACTGCGAGCCCGTAGTTCTTGTCACCTTGGTTGTAAGGGAAGAACGCCATGTGCTCCTCATCCACGTTGGCGGGGGCCTCGATGGCAAGGAGGATGTCTGCGGCATCCTGATAGTAGTTCTCGCCGTCGTACTGACTGACCTGACCGCCATTGGCGCGGACTTCAGCGGCGGTGTCGAACTTCAGGGGTGCGTCAGTGCTTTCGCCGAAGGCCAACTTCTGCTGGTAGTATTTCTTGAAGCGAAGGATGGTGGCGTTGAAGTGAGACTTCCCGTCTGTGATCGGGAACGCCTTGTCGTAGACGAAGGCCCCGGGAGTGAACTCGTCACCGAGCTTGCCTGTCTTTTGGACGAGGTTGATGCGGGGCGGCTTGATGTCACTGGCCGTGATCTCACCTTCGACACCAGCCGGAGGCGGCGTGGTCTGCGTGGCGAGCGGCTGGACTTCCTTAACCGCGATCTCCTTGTTGGCGATCTCGGGTTCGGCGATGACTGCGGCGGGGGCCGTTGCTGGTGCGCTGGGTGCGAATGATATGGTTGCCATGATGTTTGTTGCTTTGTGGGTTTGGTGTTTGGTGGTTATGCCTTGATGGCCTTGAGAACGTGAATCGTTCCCTCCTCCTTCAAGGCGTTTGCGTCACGAAGAGCGTCCTCAAGGGCTTCCTTGGCTTTCGCCTTTTGGCCTTTGGGGGCTTTCTCCGAGACAATTTTCTCTAGCGTCGGCACGCTGATACGCGATGCCGCCGACAGAAATTCTTCGAGATCGACCATCGTTTTGATGGCGTCCCATCCAGCGGTGATGTTGTCGATGACGCGTGGCGTCTTGCGCTGGTCAAGTCTGTAACCGGGAATCTCTGCACCCTCTTCGAGTGCTTGCCTGAGAAGTTCCTTCTTGGTGTCTTCGCACCAGACAGACAGAAGGTTGGCGAGCTTCAAGAGCTTGGCCTTGTCTTCAGGCGACCCATCCCAAGAGATGTTGGAGGGTACGTCGAATCCTGCCTTCTGACCGAGTACTAACGCCTTGCCCGCGAGGGCTTTGCAACTGCCTTTGAACTGGCAGTAGTCGCAGACGCCTTCCGTTGGGTTGAACTCTTTGCCTGAGAGTTCTTTGGCGCGGCTGATGATCGTGCCGATGCGGAGAGCCAACTTAGGGGCGTCGGCTCGCTTAAAGGTTGCCGAGCTGATTTCTTGTCTGCGGGGGAGGACAAGGTAGGCTTCGACTGTGTGGACTTCGGGGTGCGCTTGGAAGAGGCCGAGCGTGTAAGCCCAGACTTGGCTGTTGACTTCGGCGTCATCGACGGCTCCGTAACCAGTTTTCCAATCCATGAGAACGGCTGTTCCGTCTCCATAGATTTCGATAAGGTCGGCGCTTCCAAAAGTGCTCTCATCTCCGCAAGCGATGTCGAGAACGACTTCCCGAAGTTCTTTAACAGGCGCAGAGCCCTTGCTTGCGCGGATGTGAGCTTGAAAGTCGAAGCAGTATTGCGCGATGGCGAGTTCTTCGTCGTTGAGGAGCGACGTGTCGCCGCTGTCAACGGCTTCGTGGATCTTTGTGCCTTGCTCCGCGATCGGGTTGGTGCCTTCGCGCTTTTTGTAGCTGGCACACGCCTCGAACATCTTGAGGCCGCTTGGACTATATTCGGCGTGTACGCGAGAACTGTGGTCGGGTGCATTTTTGTCGGTCGTTGTTGGCATTGTGTTTGTCGGGTGTTGGTGTGTTGGTTCCGACACTTTGTAGGTGTTTTGCTTAGAGACGCAAGAACTTTTTTCGTTCAAGGTCTCAAGATTGTGGATTTTTTTGCGAACGCTCTTCTCGACAGCCTCCTCGATGGTGCCAGCGGCGAAGAGGATTCTTTGTTGGCTGGGTGTCTTCCCACCCGCCCTGTGGACTCGGCCAACGGCTTGAATAATTTTACGTTCGTCGTAGTCGGGGCTGATGATGGCGACCCGGGGATGCTTGCCCGTGACATCGTGCAACGAGACGCCGACGCCCCCGGCAGCCGTGTTGCAAATTACGAGGCGAAGCGTGTCGTTCTGGAATGCTTGAATGACACTTTCGCGTTCACTGGCCGTCTGCCGCCCGTCGATTTTAGCGCAGGTGACTTTGGCTTTCTCCATTAAAGCGTCGATCGTCTGCGAGAAGTTGACGAAGACAGCGATTGATTTCCCTTCCGCGAGGTAATCTTCAATCATGTCGGCGATGACAGGTACTTTCAGGAGTTCTGCACGTTGGCGGGCGCGGAGCTGGATCACGAGAGCGTTGGCGGCGGCTCCCTTGGGATCGTCTTTCGAGCGTTCGGCCAATTCCTCCAACTCATCTTCCATCTCAGCGTAGATTTTTGAAATCCCTTCACCAAAGTCCAACGGCTCCGTGATGATTTGAGTTTCGGTAAAATGGTCTGCAAGGTCTTTTGTCGTCATGCGAGAAACGCGATGCGCCATTGACGCACCAAGCTCTGCAACCGCTTTCGTGTCGCCGTTGAAATCGAAACCGTTCCAGCGGTTTTTCTTTGCGCCGAACTTCTGCGCCCATGCGTAGAAATTACCAAGCGCGTGCAGACCAAGAACGTAGCCCGAAGCGCGCATTTGCAGCGGCGAACTGGCGATCGTCGCAGACAGCATCAAAACCTTGTAGCGGTCTTTTGCTTCAATCAGGAGCTTGCTGTTTTGTGTCCCGATGCCAGCGCATTTGTGCGCCTCATCGAAGATAATGAGGCTTCGCGCTGGGAGGTTCCAGATCCACATTTTGCCCCGCGCACTCCAACTCCCTATGTTGGTTTTGCCTGTGCGAACTTTTTCGTAATTCACAATATGCGCTTTGACGCCCCTGTCTTTTAACTCACGCTGCCATGCCGGGATGACTGCTTTCGGGCAGATCACAAAAGTCATGCCGTCGTGCAGTCTGGCAATCTCAGCCGCGCAAATGGTTTTACCGCATCCTGTTTCAGAGCTGTCTAGCGCCGAACCATAACGCGACAGGATATGACTCAGACGCTCAACGTGCGTCTGCTGTACCGTGTAGAGCTGCTTCACCGTTTCCAGTTGTATGTGTAGTTGGTCTTGGTGTGGTAAAACGGCTCGGGCATTTTCTTCGGGCGAAGGAAATCATTTGCCTGCGCGGCGCGCCCCGCCATGTAAGCGAAGCGCATATACTCCTTGTGACCTTCCTTGGTGAAGAAGCGAACCCCCTCGCGGTTGTACCAATGCTCGAAAGCGTCATTCATCTCCATAGAGTTTTTGCATCATTCTCTTTTCGAGAATTTCGGTTTGATACTCCACCATGAGCCAATCGAATTCTGTCTCTTCATCAAGACGCATACGCGCCATTTCGCGCATCCCTGCGTCAACGCCTTCTTTGAAGGCCAGCTTGAAGCCCCACCAATAGAAGATCGGGAGCGCGATCAGGCCGACACTTACAGCAATGATTTGTTCAAAGCTCATCGGTGTCCCTCCTTCACTTTGACGACTGCGAAGAGGCCACGGATGACAGCTCTTTCGAGGTGATCCACGGTGTCTTCTCCGTCGATGTCAGGCGACTCGTTTCCGTCACGGCGCATCATCGCTGTTGCGATGTGACGTGCGGCTCTGTCTGTATGGTGACGCACTGTTTCCTTGTGGAACCAGATGTGTTCGCCGTGCTTCTTGAGGCCGACCGCGTAGATGCGGTCGATGATGTCGCCCGTGATCGCTTTCAGCGTCTCAGGGCTCGGGGGTTCGTGTGTGTCCATGTTGTTTGTGTGTTGTTGCGTGGTTTATTCGAGCACTAGGTCATTGTCGTGTATGAGCCCGTGCAGGGTTTTTCTTACTGTCTCCAAAACTTCGTCTGCGCTTTTGAACTCGTGTCCGTATTTGAGCCACCCGCGCAGTTCTTGGTCTAACTCTTGCAAGCAGTATTTGAAGGTTGACCCGTTCACGGCGTCGTAGTGCTCCTGCTGTTCTTCGGGGAGGTCAAATTCAAGCGTGGCTTTCATGGGAGGGGTTTCGTGTTGTTCAAGGAATCCAAATCGCAGTTGCGTAGGATCTTGAAAAAGTCGTCGGCTTTGATGGTCACGAGCCAATCGCATCTGTCTTTCTTGTGGGCGATGACTGGGATCTTTGTCCCCGCGTCTGGCGCGGCCTGTTCGCGCATGACTTTATCGACGTTGAGGGCCTGCACGAGTTTCACTTCAAAGTGGAATCCCTTCAGGTCTTCGCAGATGACATCCGGGCTGTCGGTGCCACCTGCAAACTGTTGTCCTCGTCTGGCCTCGTATCCATTCTCACGAAGTTGGTCACGCCATTGTCTTTCTCCCCTAGCTCCTTTTGCGCGGCTGTTCATATTTTTAGAAAAGGTGAACGATGATCCCGTAACGCTTACACAGGACGAGAGCGGCCCGATGACACCCGTTCAAGGCGCGGTGCATAAGGCTTTTCAAAAAAGCGTCCCTACTCATTGATGACGTACTCCTGAATGTTGAGCGCGCGGCCATTAAACTTCTGATCCGCTTCGACAAGTTGAAGCAGACGGTGAAGCGGAATGGATTGCCGCTCCTGCCACTTTTCTAGGGCTTTCTTGGATACATGGTGCCCTGACTTAGCGAGTAGTTGGTGACATGGTGTCCTCCCTCCGAAGTACGCGATGAGACGTTTGGTGTCGATTTTGTTGGTTGGCATAAAAATTGTGGGTGACCTACCTTTCGTCGGAGCCTACAAATTGTCGGTTGTGCTGGTCAACAACTTTCTAAGCGAAATCGTTAGGAAATTCGCTGTTGACACCCTACAAGGTGTAGGGTTATGTAGGAGGTGAAATCAACAAGGCGGAAACAATGAACGAATCAAACGACTTCGGAGCCCGACTCAAGGAAAGGTTGCGCGTTAAAAACTGGAACCAGAGTGATCTGGCGAGAGCTTGCAAGCTCGGGCGAGACAGCATCAGCACCTATATCAATGGCACGGTTAAGCCGACGCCAAAAAACCTCGCCCGCATCGCCAACGCCCTTGGTTGCACCCCCGCCGACCTATTACCTGATTACACAACCCCTGTTAATGAGGAAGCTGTAATGGAAATGACTCAGCTTCCAGATGGCAAAATGCGGTTAAAGATTATACAGGCCGTGGAACTCGACCAAGCACTTCAAATTTTTAGCATCCTCAAGAAGTGAAATTTTGCAGCTCTACACGCAGGAAGAAGTCGCAGCCCTACTGCGGCGGTCTGTCAGCACAATCGCCCGTTGGCGACGGGAGGGGCGACTGCCCTACATTCCCGGCAGACCCATCCTCATTGATTTAACCGACATCCCAACCCTAAAACAAACACGACAATGGCAAGAACCAACAAAGGCCCCCGCATCGAACTCAACCCAGCCGGACTCTACGAAGTCCGATGGACGGAAAACGGACGCTCCAAGCGGGTTTCTACTCGGACGGCAGACATGGCGGAAGCGCAACGCTTCCTTGCAGGCTGGATTCTCGAAGAGGAAACCGAACGGAAAGAGCGGGCAACCCTGAACATCCGCCGCATCTTGGCAGACTATCGCGAAGAGCACGTCGAGGAACAGGTACTCGACAAGCGCAGGATCGAAGATTGTATCCGACCGCTTGAAGCTGAATTTGGCGACTTCTTTCCCTGCGACCTGACGAGCGATCGCATTGCGACCTATAAGAAGAAGCGCAAGAGCGGGAAGCTCGGTCGCGAGGTACAGGACAGCACGATACGTCGGGAACTCGTCGCCCTTGTCGCCGCGTTAAACCATGCACGGAAACAGCGTCGCATTGATGCGGGGGATATACCGCATATAGCCATGCCGCCCAATGCCCCTAGCCGCGACTTCTGGTTAAACGAGAACGAGGAGAAAGCGTTTTTGGATCTGGCCGCGCAGACAAGCACAGACCGTCTGTCCCGGGTACACCGTTTCGTGGCGATCGCTCTCGACACCGCAGCGCGTCGCAAATCCATCGAAACGCTGAAATGGGAACAGGTGGATCTACTTGCTGGGGTTATCCATTTTGATAAGAACGGCCAGCGCCAGAAGAACAAGCGTCGTGTGCCTGTACCGATTTCAAATCGGCTTCGCCCAATCCTTGAACGCGCCTTCAGTGAGAGAGTCGGCGACTGGGTTCTGGACACCCCCTACTCGATCCAACACCACTTCGATGCTCTCCAAGCCAGAGCTGTACAAGAAATCAGCACGAAGCTGTCTGTGCTTACGATCCATGACTTGCGCCGGACTTGGGCAACCCTCGCTGCCCGCGCAGGAGTCGATCTGTTCCGTGTCGCAGGGGTACTGGGTGACACGATCGCCACGGTTGAGAGAGCCTACGCGCATCATTGCCCCGATCACTTGAGAGCGGCGGTCAATTTCCGTTAGACCAGCGGGATTACCACCTGCGTCACGTCTGCCTTGGTCAGGGTGCTCACCCCGTAAGCAGTGAGGCCCGTAGTATCACCTGCGGAGGCGGGCGAGGCGGGCAAGTTGTCTGTCTTTGCTTTGATCGCGGCAATGTCAGAGTTGGCTGGGGCCGTGTATCCAGAGGCCGCAAGACGACTTGAAACCGTTGCGTCGAGATTGTCTAGGGAGGGTCTGTACAGGTTGGTTAGAGCAGGGGCAGGACGGCGGCCTGCACCGACGCGGGGGTGAGGACGGCGGCTCCTACCGTGTTGTCCACGGGAGTTCCAAAATCGACGTTGGAGGGGTTTGGGACGGCGCAGGTTCCCGTCAGGTTTCCGTTGCCGTAGGTCACGCCGGATCGCACATCGCTCGGAGTAGGATTACCGAATACGCCGAAGTCCGCCGTGAATAGAGTTGTGAATGTTGATGTGCCGTCGAGTGCCTTGCGGTATTGCATTAAAGGCTGTGCAGTACCAATTCGGTATCGAGGGCAATACACCGCAACAAAACCAGTAGCGGAGTCAAACTGTGATCCCTGAATGACAGGATTAACTACTGACTGCTGGGATATATTAACAGCAACTTGTGAAGAGGATGCCGTCATTGTTGTGTTCGTAATAGACAAAGCAACAAGTGATACGGTAACCCAAACTCCAGAAGTATTGCTTCCAGCGGTTATTGTGCTTCCACTAATTGATAGTGAACCATTTGCTACGTTACACAATATGGCAGCAGTATTTCCTGAAGTAGCTCCAGAAATAGTGCTTCCAGTAACAGTTATAGATCCCGTGGAAGCGTTTCGTATTCCTCCATTTGATGTAGATGGGGTAGTCTGTACGCTTATTGTGCTTGAAGAAACAATAATAGATCCAGTCGATGAATTTACTATTGCATCAGCCCCAGCCCCTGCGGTTCCTCCAATAATAGTGCAAGAAGATAAAGATATTACCCCAGAGGTATTATGGCTCATTCCGTGACCACCACCTGTAATGCCACCAGTAAATAAACATGAAGAAAAAGACAATGTGCCAGTAGAATTATTGCTAATTCCCAAACCACCAAAACTACTCCCACCCACACATATAATTGAACTATAGCTTTGGTTCCCAGTTCCAGAGATGGTTAAGCAATTCGTGCTACCAGAACGTGTGTCTGTATTGATAGTAAATGCAGTTGTTATATTAAATCCTCCACCAACAACTGCTGGTGATACTGCTGAAGTTGTAATTGTGGCCCTTGCTCTTGCAATACCAGTTCCGCTGCTTGCGTTAGTTGCTTGAAAGATAGTTCCCACGGTATTGGAAGCTGCTCCGCTGCCAGTAAAGTTTGTGCTTCCTACGAATGTGATTTCATACCATTGACCAGTTACAAAAGACCCAGCGTTAACTAGCGGATTATTTGCGCCACCTATTGTAACATTCTGGTCAATCGTGATAGTAAACCCGTTTGCGGCAACTGTGTCACCATTTGATGGCAATACTCCACCTACCCATGTTGCGGGTGACGACCAATTTCCAGAAGCTGCTGCTCGGATTACAGGCATAATTAGAATCCTTTGGCTGCGCGGTATTCCGCGATTGCTTGGTTGACCGCCGACATAAATTCCGTGTCATTCTGATCGGCACCGAGTGATGAGAGATTCACGCTGCGCATATCGCCCCCGTCTGGGATGACAGAAAGCGCGTATGAAGTAGTTCCGTCTGGTTGGCTACTGTAGGCGAGTGAGATTTGGTCGTTCATGTTGTATTAGGTCAGCACTTTTGAGGTTAGGGTTCCAGAAGAATAATTCAGCGTGATCGTGTTTAAGGTGGCCCCACTGGCGGCTTTCAAGACTTTGGATGTCAGGTTGCCATCGCTGTAATTATACTCGACGGTGTTGACCGTGGTTCCATTAATCCCACCACTTTTCAAAGTGAATGAGGTTAGGACTCCACTTGAAAACGTCGGTATGGAGGTGTCGAACGTCGAAACGCTAAAGCCTTGGAAAACCTGTTTTGCGATACCCGTTACCTCGCTCGCCGGGTGGGTGTGAGCGGTCGGTGTTCTTGAATCCGAAAGCCTGCTGTCAGTTGTGATGACTGCGGTACCCGTGATCGCAGTTGGAGCGATCCCAGTTGCGGGCGCGTAGCTACCTGCGGCCTGCTTACCGTCCAAAGCCGTCTGCACCGCCGTCGAAATCGGCTTATTTACGTCGCTGGTGTTATCGACGTTACCGAGCCCGACATCAGCTTTCGCCAGAGTAACAGCACCAGTACGGCCAGCGACGGAAGTGACTTGTCCAGCGTTATTCAGCGCAGTCTGAAGTCCAGATACGTCAGCAATAGCGAGAGTAACCGCGCCTGTCTTTCCTGCCACAGACTGAACCGGGGCCGCAGCGGAAGCGCGAGCGTTTGTGTAGTAGAGATTAGAGCTACCTTCTGGGATTGCGTCGGTACTTCCGGGGGAGGAAGTGATTACAATATAGGCCGTACCAGACCAGCGATAAGTCTGGTTCGTATCGAGCGCGATGTAGATTTTACCCTGTTCCCCTGTACCCGGGAACGTGGAAGCCGTGGGATATTCCAGCACGTCGTCAACGTAACTGGGTAGCATTGAAGAAGGTACGACTCCGTTGACGAGCGTGACGTAACTTCCCGCAACCTGCTTGCCATCCAAAGCTGTCTGTAGCCCGCTCACATCTGCGATCGCATGGTTGTGAGCGAAGTCGGTAATCTGGGATTTGGTATGCGTGTGCGATACAGCGGCTCTTGCGTCCAACGCACCCTGCAACCCCGGCACATCATCGAACGTATGTTGATGGGCGAAGTCTGTGATTTGGGCTTTGGTGTGCGTATGCGAGGCGGCAGCTTTTCCAGCAAGCGCAGTACCCAGACCGCCGACTTTCTCAATACTGATTGCACCGTTCTGAATCTTCACGTCGGTGATGCTGTTATCCGCGAGCTTGTCTGTCGTGACGCTCCAATTAACAATTTGCGGCGTATCCACCGCGTCATTTGCGAGGTGGTAATTTGTAATCCCGTCCTGTGCGACCATGCTACCGGGGAACACGATACTGGTGTCGATGTTATCCAGTGTCACGATGCCGTTCTTGAGCTTGCCGTCGTCGCGTTGGATTTCTCCCAGACGACTCTGCGTCTGATCCATTGACGTTTTTACAGCGTTAAACTCTGCGTCGAGCTTAACGGGCGACGGAGTTCCGAACGGATTGCTACCCGCGTCTGTAATGAAATTCGCCTGACGCGTGTATTGGGTCGGGGCTTGGCTCATCAGTAAGCACGCTTGATTTCGTCGTCACCCTCTTCCGCATCTCCCTCTTCGGAAGCGACGCGCTGGGTAAGTTTGTATTGACGCTTCTCACTGTCGTCTGCGAGCTGTGCGAGGAGGTTGATCGTACCCTGTGACAGTTTTCCTTCGATCAGTTTTTCAATCTTCCCACAAATCTCTTGCTCCATTTCCAAAAGAATCTCGAAACAGTCCTCGGAGCACATCAGCTCTTCGCTGTCTGTCTTTGCAAGGATCGCAGACGCCTTGGTATCGAGTGCGATGCGATCCTTGACCCCAGACAATTTGCCCATGCCGATCAGTCGCTCAACGATCTCGTCAAAGGCTTCCCCGTAAGCCGCGTACAGCTCGCCGAAGAAAGCGTGATCCTGATTGAACGTGCAGCCGCTCGCCAAATGGTGTCCGGCGTGGGCAAAAAGCTGAAGGAAGCGGTAGATCGAGGCGAGTGTCTGCATCGGGCCAATATGTAGACTGGCACCCTACAAAAATCAACACTTTTAGCTTGCCCCCTACAATGGGCCACGCTTGTATGTCGCCCTGTGACCCTGAAGGCCAAAGCCGGGAGGCTTAGAGACATGGGAATGAAGGTAGTGGATATTGCTTCCGTTCTAGGGGTAGCTCACAGCACTGTCGTCTACTACACAAACCCCTCTCACAGGGAGAAACACCGTCTCCGAACCAAAAAACGGGCACAAGATATTCTGGGAAAGTTGAAGCATGAGTGGGGTGGTAAGTGCCAATTCTGCGGGTATGATGACTACCTCCCCGCCCTTCATTTTCACCACATAGACCCCTCTAAAAAGTCGTTTGGACTGTCTGCGGGGTCTGGGAAAAGCTACGCTGCACTGAGGGCTGAAGCTGAAAAATGCGTGCTTGCCTGTGCGTGCTGTCACCATAAGATTCACGGCGGAATCCTAACCTGCCCCAGTGAAACTTCGATGCGAAGCAAGCCCAGACAACCTACCCGAAAGAGTGCTCCTAGACGTGGCGACTCTGGACAAGTTGCTGTTCGAGAGCGACGAGGCGGTAAAGCCAGAGGGTAGCTGGTGGTGGGTCATTCGGGACTGGCGGGGGCGTGCGATTGCCTTCGCTGGGATGCGGGCCTGCCTGCACGAGGCGAACAAGGGGCTGGCTCTCTTGACCCGTGCAGGCGTGCGAACCAGACACAGGGGTAAGGGGCTTCAAAAGAAGCTCATCAAGGCGAGGGTGGCGATGGCCCGCAGACACGGCTTCAGGGAGGTAATCGCCTACGTTCTAAGCTGGAACTTGGCGTCTGCGAATAGTCTGATCGCCTGCGGCTTCCGTCTCTATACCCCAGAGTCCAAGTACGCGGGCGACAAGGCTCTTTATTTTAGGAAAAGGCTCTGACTTGAGGTACAGGAGATTGCACTTTTGGCAAGGTTTTGTGTTGCGCGGAATCGGGGCATAACGCCCCAATGGGGTGTAGATTGTAACCTACAATGACCATCAACAGATTAGCCTATAGCCTGATTTCCTTGAAATCGTTGTCTGTTGGCTGTTGGCGTCTGCGTTCTTTCACGGCGAAAACAGGGGTTCGATTCCCCTTGGGCGCGCCATGAAATCAAATAGTTACGGTGTAGGGTAAAACCGACAGGGCGGAATCGGGGCGTTACTGGACAACGCTCGGGTCGATAAACAAGCTCGGAAGGCTCTGAGCAATCCGAATCGAGTCGTTGCGAACGGGCTCCATCTGAAGCTGTGCAACCTGTGACCGTGTAGCCTTGGTAGGGATTTGCAGGGACTCGACAGACGGCAGACCTGAGACCAATGCAGGCAGACTCGCGACAGGTGCGTTAGCTTGGGCTAAAGGTGTCGAATTCGATACCGTTTGGCTCGGTAGCCCTGCATAGGGGCCACCTGTGAACATGGAAATCTCAGAGTTGCGGCGGCTCACCAACCCAGCCAAAGGGTGCTTGCTTCCGTCTGCCTCGGTGACATTGACGTACTCTCCCATGAGGGCGGGGATCTTGGACAGGTCTCCACCTGCCCGTTCGAGGAGTCTGGGGCCAGAGCCCGTATTGTAGTCAAAACTGACGAGGGCGTCCCGCTGGGTCGGCGCAAGGTGCAGACCGTACCGCTGGGCTGCGGCGTCCACCATCGCGGCGTGCTTGGCGAGTTCGGCGCGAAGGGCGAGGTCAGCCTGCTCGCGGGTAATGGTCGTCTGCCCCGGGAGGGCTTTCGTGCCGTGACCGATTGAGGTCTGTTTGTAGTCCTTGTGAGCGCGGGGCGTGAACCCCTCGAACCCTTTGACCGAATTGATGAGGTTGTCTGAGAGATCCATTGTTATTCGCTCAAGAGCTTCTTGGCTCGGGTAGGCTTGGAGCTTTTGACCTCCTCGCCACCGCCATTGTTTTGCAGCCAGTTATTGAGCCAAGGTTCGACGGCACCTCTCATCATCGGTAGGTTTTTGTCGGTTTCGCGCATGAGAAGCGCCTTGGCGAGTTTGGGATCAAGCATCGCGTCAACCAACAACTCTTGAGTCACCTTTTCGGGGTCTTTCATCACTATGGCGCGACCAAGCGCACCGCCGATGTCTGCGATGCTCTTAACAATCTTTGCAGCGCGGATACCGGGCAGACCCCAGTAGACTTTATTGACTGTGGAACTGACTTCTGAACCTGTTGTGAGATTGGAGGCCGTGTCACTTCCCGCCGTTGCTTTGGTGTTCAAGCGATTTGATACCGACGCCTGCTTGCGGATCTGATCCATTGCAGACATCTCTTCCGGCGTGAATACCTGTTCCATAGCGCGGCGCGTGGAAGGCTTCGTCAAAATGCCGTTCACTTTTGCGACAGTGGTATTGAA